ACGGATTAACAGTCCGCCGTTCTACCGACTGAACTACAGAGGAATCGTGTGAACGGGGCGCATGATATCCAGAGGACGCCGAACTGTCAACGCTAAAATCAGCACAAAAGCGCGTTTGCTCAGCATCTGAGCAAAATAATTCGATTTAGGTAATAAAAATACTTATGATGGTGAAATATCATTCAATTCATTGATATTAATTAAAAAATAATCATCAATCCTGAACCGGTTGTGTCTCCCATTTTTTCAGTCTAGCCAGTGGATCTTGCAAATAAAAGTTGCTGAAATGACGATAGACTGCGGGAAAACGTGAAGCTAATAACTCGGGCGCACTAAAAAAGTATTCGGAAAGCACGGCAAAACACTCAGCTGGATCGCTGGCTGCGTAAGCATCCATACTGGTGCCTTCCACTCCGACCATATCAATTTCGTCCTGAATATCATCCATTGCCCGATGTAAATCGAACTCCCAGGCAGCGACATCGCGCATGGCGATAGGCGGAACACCGTTGGAATTACCACCGTTACGCATATCCAACTTGTGGGCAGCTTCATGGATGACCAAGTTAAAGCCGGATAAATCGAAAGAGTCCTGAATATCCTGCCAATTCAGGATAATCGGCCCCTGTTCCCAACTTTGTCCGGACTGCACGGTCTGCCCGGTATGTACTAATCCGAGGTCGTCTTGCCAGTCTTCTTCAACAATAAAAGGTGAGGGATAAATCAGGACTTCATGAAAACCGTCTAGCCATTTAGCACCCAGCTCCATCACCGGCAATGCAAAAAGCAGTGCCAGCCGAGCCTGCATTAGTGGTGTCATTGCCAGCCCTTGCAAAGGAACCATCCGCTTTTGTTGTAGAATTTGACTGGCGACGGTAACCAAACGTTGCTGTTCCGCCTCATCTAAAGGGGCTAACAAAGGAATGGCTAACGCCTCATGCCATTGTACAAGCACTTCTGCTTGTGGTTGATTTGCTTTCCACAGCCACTTAATCATCAGGTCGCTCGCAATGTGATCTCTTGGATATCAAGGCAGAGTGCTGTAAACATGCCGCAAAAAAGAGCATGATGGCAACTATTATCACGGAGAGATGCCGGAGTGGCTGAACGGGACGGTCTCGAAAACCGTTGAGGAGGTGACTCCTCCGAGGGTTCAAATCCCTCTCTCTCCGCCAGTATTCAAGCACTTATAGGATTTTCTTTCAGCGATCCTTATCACACTTGGAGTTGGCTTGGAGTAATCCCTTGGAGTTGTGATTTTTGTGTTCCGAATTTTTATTCAATATCAAGAGTAGGGGTGACCTTAGTTTTACGATCATAAACCAATACCTGGCTCTCGGTTTTATGCCCAGAGAATAGTTGTTTATCTCTACTGGATCCCTCGTAATCTGATATACCTTTGGCTTTTATGTCATGGAATGTCCCTTCAATATGGCGACCAAGTTCCAAACTGGCCTTCAACCTTGCCTCACGGTATTTGTCACTAAACCCATTGTAACTGTACTTATTTCCGTATTGATTGCAGACGACGAAAACAGTTTTCGTCGGAAATAATGTTTTAGCCAGATCTACCGCTTTCTTTAATCGTGGAGTCCATGCCTTTATTTGTTTTACCCCAGTTTTACCTTGCTGGATAAATATGCCGACTTCGCTAACCTGCTCCCATTTTAAACTAAGGACATCCGAAACTCGGGCTGCACAAAGATATGCAATCTCCATTGCAATGTGAATAGCAGTATTAGCGTGTGATCTAATTGCGTCGTATTCCTTATCGGTCATATAGTTATCGCGTTTTGGCTTGGGGTATTTGCGAACGCCAGTACAAGGGTTTCCTTTGACTAGACCACGCTCATATCCCCAGCGGTAAACTCTACTCATATTGCTATGTTCGTGGTTGGCCTGCACTTTACTTTTTTGTCCCCTTATATCCATAAAATGTCTAATGTGCTCAGGCTTGATTTTATCTGGCTCAATTGCTCCAAAAACAGAGATAATATTCTTTTGTGTGGATAGGTAATCTTTTTGTGTCCTTGGCGCTAAATCGGAAAAGTCGGATGATTTAAGAAAATTAGCCCAAAGATCTTTAAACAATAATTTGTCTTTTTCATCCGCTAATGTTTTTTCATAGGCAGCCCAGACGTCAGCTCTAGATGCCGTTACCTTACATAAGGTAATGCTTCTATTTGTTTTTGTTTTTATATAGTAGCTGTATTTATTTTTTGAGACATTCGGCGGCATCCAGCTACTTTCTTTATTTCTTGCCATTCAATGTCCTTAAATAATCAAAGTTAGGCTCAGGATCTACATTAATTTTTACTGGAGTCCTTAATCTCAAATGTTCAGGATTATTCCAGTGATACCATGTTGTTACGGGTCGTCCATCAATAGATCGACGTGAATAAAATACGCCCAAAGATGACAAAGCTTCACATTGTTTTGAAGGTTTTTTATACCCGGTTAAATGCTCAACATCTGCCAGCGTAAGATAATCATTATCTGATTTATCGGTCATTGGTCTTTCCTCAGAAGGAAAGGGCGCGGCAGTGCTACGCCCTTATTTTGGTCGTTGGGGCAGGGATGGGAAGGGACTGTGAATCAGTGTTCTTTAACCAGCCGGCAAATAATCTCCTGCTTCGCTGGCAATGGGAGCTGATGAGCCAGCAGCCAGGCTCTGCGCTGGGTTTGGGTTTTATGCTCGAGCATTTTGCGGATATCCATGATCGGAATGCCGGTGTCGTCGGCGATCTGCTGTTCAGTCTGACCTGCACGGTGAAACTGGTAGACGCCCAGCATCATGCCGAGGGTGTAACGCTTACGTGCACCCAGATTGACGGTTGTGGGTAGTGGTTGAGTCCGTAATATATCCCTGCGGGTAAAAATCGGTTTAGGCATTGGCCGGTAAGGTTCGCCGCTGCGGATCGAGGCGCGAGCACGCAGTCGCCAGATGATTACGCCGATATAATTGCCGTGGTCGTCCGGTTTAAAGTAGATGCCAGTGCTGTGGTTCAATGGTTCGTCCACCTGGCGGCGTCCTTCTGGCCTCGCGAGATCTAACTGGGCGCGAACCGGTCGCAGGGCGGATTCCAACACGTCGGCAACGGTTGTTTGGGTAGTCATGGGGAGCCCTCCGGTTGCCAGCCTCTTAGGTTGGCGGGTATTAACGAATGATGGCGAGATGACGAATGCGACCGGCCTGGATGGCTTCGGTCAGTCGGTACAGGGTGCCGGTACTGATATCAATATCTGCGGCATCGAGGTCGGCTTCGATGGCCGCCATTACGCTATCCATATTGCCGGTGGTGGCGGTGCTTTGTTGCCTTGGCTGGTCAGGAAAGCTGGGCGTGCCTTTGGGGTGCCGTGGCGGACAGGCGGGTGATTCAGTGTGAACCGTTACCGCCGCCTTGGTCTGGGTGGCAAGCTCCGCCAGCCGTTGTTCTCCCTGTTTTTTACGTTCGGTTTCCCGCTGTTTTTGTTGGTTTATGCGTTGTTCAATTATCAGCTGTAAATGTTCGCTATCGTGAGCGATAATCTGGTTAAGATCGGCAAACAGGGGCTTATAAGCCGCTTCAACGGTGGCGAACAGCACCAGATTGGCTTGGTATTTCGCACAAAACTGATTAGCCACCACTTTTGCTCGCGCCAGTTCGTCATTGGCGGCACTTTGTAATGAGGTCAGGGTTTTCTTGCCCTTAATCGCCGAGGCAAAATCGACCGGAATTGCGGGCAGGGTTACGATAGTCAGTTGCTGATTGAGTGTGGCGATATGCTGGTTTAAGGCCGCTTTGGCTTCATTCAGGATCTCAATCCGGATCGCTTCTTTCCGCGATTTAACCAGTCTGGACAGGTCCAGCCGCTTGTTGCGCATTTCATCACGCAAGGTATCAATGGTGCGGAAAAGGAGATCAATCTGCTCAGTCTTGGATAGTGCCTGCTGCTTTATTAGATCCAGCTCTTTCTCGGCTTTTTCACAGAACTTAACCGTTTCTTCGGCATCGGCGAAGTCCTGATCGGTCACCAGATTGGTGTTGATGGATTGAATAAAGGCCAGCGCCTGATTCTGGTAAACAGTCAGGTTTGATTCTTTTACCGCGCCCTCTATTTCCACCAATAGAGCCGGGAGGCGCATTAACGCTTTGCCTTGCGGGATATTTTTTATCTCAGGGGCTATGTAATCGTTCAAGTCTTGCTCAAATTGCTGCCACCCCGCCATCAATGCTTCACGGCGACCAGGTACCGGCAGATACTCCATCCAGACAAAGTTTTCTTTGGTGCCATCCGATACGACAAAAATGACTTTTTCAGCATCACTGACAGCAAGTTGTTGCTCCAATTGCCAGTAATATTCTGGCGGTAAATCTTTATCTTTCACCGCTTGCGCCAGTGTGGCATTCCACATTTTATGTTCGAAAAGGATGTTTTCCATCATGGTGATGCCGTCGAATGAGGCCAGTAAATAGCCATCATCATCGATGGCGGTTGCTGGGAATAATTCATCGCCAATCATGGATTCGACAATTACCCGCGCCATGGCTTCCTGCGCGTGACCTTTATCAAACAAATGGGTTTGTACCCAGTCACTCACTTCACGTTCGGAGCCGGTCGCTTTCATATGTAGCAGCTCATCGCGGCGGATTTTGCTGGAAGCCGTCATCATCACCGGCGCTTCGCTGGCCGTAAAGTGGTGGCTGCGCCGGGCGTGCCATTCTGGCGTACCCTGTTGAACATTAATGAGTTGCATCTTCGGCCCCCAGTTTTTCGATTAGTGTTCTCTGCGCGGTGTTCAGGGTGTATTTACTTTCGATGGTGTTGATGATTTGCGCGGCGGTTTTCTTGCCTTTATTGATTAGCGTTGTCCAGTCAGCCAGCGCGCGTTGAAATTGTTCCGCGCTGTATTCCGGTAGTGCCTGTGGCTGGCTTGGTTGCTGGCTGCCTTGGCTGTGTTCTTTACCTTCATTCACATCAAGACTTTTACCTTCCATTTCTTCCGCTGTTGGCTGCTGACCAATTTCCGGCCAGCCTTTGCGTAGTGCCTGCGATTCCGCGCATTTGGCTAATTGAGCATAGGGTCGTTTTTTCCACATGGCATTGGGTGCCTGGGTATCACGGCCAGCGGTGGCATAGTTTTCCAGCCAATATTCTTTGGCGCTGAACTCCACAATCGTGCCGTTAGGCATCAGTTTGCTCAGTGTGTATTTGCACCACTGCGGGAAGGTAATTTCTACCCCGTTCAAGGTTTGTGTCAGGTCAGGGCCAAATTCTGGTTCTTGTGCACCTGCGTAGGAGCCAGAACGAGCGGCCTGAATGCGGTACAAGCCAACACCGGGCATCACCACATCACGCATTTCATATTTACCGCTTGCTGCGTCTTTAACGCTCATTGGCACCAAATGCACCGGTTTCATTAGCGGATCTAGCTGGCGGGCGCGGCAATAACTGACAGCCATGATGACTGAGTCGTCTTTGGCTCCGGGGTAAATGCTGTTTTTCAGTGCGTTCCAGGTGGGTTCGTCAATGCCTAAGCCGCTGATCGCGGCGGGCAGGTTGGTGGGGCTAACGGCATTAGTGGTCATTTGGCAATCCTCAGATTTTGACGGCGATAGCCAGAAACATAAAAGCGCCGATCACGCAGGCGAAGAAGAATTTCAGGCTAGCGGGGACGGGTTTGTGGTGGATGTTGGCGCTGGTCAGGCGATGGCGGTACTGGAGTTGCTTGATGAAATTGTCAGTCATGATATGCTTTTCCATGGTTGGGTTTGGTCACTCAACCACGCTGATAATAATCCTCGTGGTTATTGCTCAGTCCTCAGTAGGTTTGCGGTTGGTCCCGCACTCCTGGGATAGCCCCGGCTTGGTCGCTGGGGCTTTTCTCTTTATTGGAGTTGGTGGTCGTTCTCAGTGTCTAATTCCATCGCTCTTTCCGCCTTGGCAACCCGGAGAAATATTTCCTTCTGTACCTCATCCAGATAAAGTTCCATCGCGGTGGTGTCGGTAAATGCCGCAAGGTGCCCACTGCCTGAACCTGCCACCATGCAACTATTTTTAATTGCGGATTTAAAAGCACTGAGCATTTTCGAGTGCTGACGTAGAAATGCAATCCGCTTGCCTAATTCTTCTTGCTCATCGGGGTCCGATATCAACAGGCGGTCATATTGCTCCAGCGATTGCTCGATTCTTCGCTGATAGTGGTATTCATTCACGATGCACCTCGTTAATCGGGTTGAGAGATAGTCTTCACATATCTGTTTCGCTTGTTGGCACTGCTTGATGTCAAACCAGCCAAAGTGGCATTTCTCAGCAGGGATCCCCATTTTTTTAGCTAGCCATCCATATGCCTGAGAACGTGACATAAATCTTGATTGCCAAATATATTCAAATGGGGTTTTGCACTCTTTCCTCGCTTGCCGGGTGGTTTTATCAGCCAATGTTCCTAATGGAATCGCCGTGAATGGATGCAATCCCACATGCGCGCCACAGCCTTGGCATAAATAGACATAAGGCCAGTCGTTGCAGTCGCGGCCATAAACTTCTTGATGGGTCGCGATTTGCACTCGACTGGTGCAAAAATGGCATATAGTGGGTACCGGAAGTGGGTGTTTCACCCGTGCGGTGGCGGTTCGACTTGGATTAGTCGGTGTTTTACTTTTTGATGTGTCCAATATATTTTCCTCCATGGTCTTTACTCATGCACCTACCGTGATAGGCGCATGGTGGAAGAACTCGGTTATTTGCCGTCTTTCTTTTCGTGAATGCGCCGGAATGGATAGCGCTTGGTGTTCGGTTTGATATAGCGGTAGAAGTGGGAGCCGATTGATTTAGCGCCGGAGAATGCGGCGTAATCATTAGCAGACACGTTTTGGTAGTGATACAGCGCTGC